AACAGAAAGTCGCAAACCGAAAATCAAATCTATGCCGAACTCTTTTGATCTTTTATAAGCCTCAAAGAATCCGACAAGAGAATCTTCTACCAAGATTATCTTTTTTAGAGAATTGTCTTTAGCGATCTTGAATATGCTGTCTGATCCATTTTCAGTAACTTTTTTTGGATCATCAAGCGTAAGTATAGATTTACCTATACTGTAATGCGATTTAAACAACGGTAACATTTCTACCGTAGAGTAACAGAAGTTTAGAAGCTGTCAAGATCGAAGTGATCAACATCTTTCTTTTTAGCAACTGGTTCTGGTGGTGGAGATTCTTGCCAACAAGGGCATCCAGCATAATTTTCAGCAACTATTTTTTGATCAGGCTTTTGAATTTTTACTAAATCTTTTTTATCAAAAGCTGTTTTTACAAGAGCTTTATTTTTATCGTACAAAGCAAAATATCTAAAAGGGAACTTATATGTGCAATACCACATAGGAGTTCCATCTTTTTTCATTTGATTTGGTTGTTTAGCGAAACCGCACAATAATTTTCCAGAGAAGCTGCCGTCTTTTGGCATTCCTTGATTCGCCGCCATATTTGAAACAGCAGTAGATTTAGAAAAAGTATCGGCATACTTTTGATATCCAGTTAATTCATGTTCAAAACCGATCAATTCAAACTTACTTTTTGGCTGCATCTCCATGACAGCACCATCTTCAAGATCTTGTTTAAGAAATATAAACTCCATCTTGATATTTTTTATATGAGGATAAAGTTTACGAATGGCTAAAGTATACATATAATCCTGAAGATTATCTGATATTTCTTTGCCTTCGTATTTCTTTTTATTTGTTTTGAAATCGCGAATTAATACAAGACCAGCATTTTCATATATAAAAAGTTTATCTATGAAACCTTTGATTTTATAATTAATATCTTCTTGTTGAACGACAAGTTCGAAATCCTTCTCAGAGATAACTTCAGTGGGTTCTCCATGCTGATTACCAAAAAAATCATAAAACAATCCTTTAAGAACCATTTCGCAAATATCATCTAAATCCTCTTCTTCGTTAAGCTGTTTTCTTTTGATATGTTTATATATCAATCGTTTTACAGCTTTAGATGAAAACGTCTTTTTATTTTTTATGATTTTATCATAATGAGATTTATGACGTTGTGCGCCAAGACATTCAAGAATGATATGCACAGTATCACCTTTTAAAGCTCCACTGTTTGTTTTATCAGGGAGCTTAAGATGATACTTACACCAATATTGCCAAGAACACGCTTTAAGCGTCTTGATTTTACTAGCAGATAGCGTTTCCTTCAACATTTAGTTGCTCTTTATAATTCTTTAAAAGTTGAATCTTCTTGGATGAATTTTCTTCTTTATTATTATATAGATATTTAATCATATATTCAATTTGAGTAATTTTATTCTTTTTCTTGTTTATCCACTTATCTATTGAAATATTGTTTTCAAGCATCTCTCCAAAATCTTTCATTAAAGGTAGTTTGATATCTAATTTTGAGATATCAAAAACATTTGTAAGTTTTAGATAGATGTTAATTGCAGCTTCCAATCCTCTATTGGAGCTTTTGTCTTTATCGTTGTTTGTCGCAATAATTATTTTATTAAGATTTTGAGATAGCAAATAAGAGATTTGTTTCGAACTGATTTCAAGACCAAATATAACCATATGATTATAAATGCCTTGTTCAGATAAAGCTAAACTATCACCAATGCCTTCAATTAGGATTATTTCTTTAGCGTTTTCTATCGCATTCTGAAATTTTAATTCGTTATTGAATTTTAAATTTATAGGGTAAATCCAATTAGCCTTCTTTCCAACATGCTTCCATTTAGAAAAACAACTACTCGATTTCCAAAGAAGATGGCGACCAGTCATTCCAACCACTCTACTGTTTTCATCATATATTGGAAAAACAAATCTACCATTCATTTTGCCAGACATCGAAAATCCAGCATTATATAATTTTAAAGTTGAATCAGAAATACCTTTATTATTATAAAACTTATAATGCGGCAAAAGGGTTTTGATTTCGTCGTGATCGAAGAATTGATCGACTTGCATTTTTTGAATTGGCTTTCTTTCGAAATCTGAAATTTCGTTATTCTCTAAATCTTTAATTAATTGTTCGATTTCAGAATCATTATCTTTTACACTCAAAGACAATAATTTTTTAAATGGCATGTATCCGGTATTTTCTACAAAGTCTCGCCAAATTCCGGTATCTTTCCAGATCTGCAATGCGGTTCTATTGTCACCATCTCTGTAAATTGCGTTGGTTTGCCAATATGAGCCTCTGTCAGTAAGATTATATCCCAACTGACTAAGAATGGTTTCTATTTTTTCTTGGTCCATATATCAGGCGGTGAGATTTGGAACGTCGTCATTAGAGTCGTTTGAAATCGAAGCGTTTGCGCTTAAGCCGTCAACGATATCTCTAAGATCTCCTCTTTCTGTAATTGCAAAGTTATTAAAATCCAGATTTACAAAATTCTTTTTCAAAGAGCCGTCTGGCATTTTAACTGGATTGATCGCACTAAAAACGTCTCTTCCAAGATGTCTTGCTTTTACATTAATTAGTTTATGAGTGCCGAATCCTTTTTCATTTTGAAGTTCATCCGTAGTCTTGTTACGGAGAATAAACATATGAGATGAAAACTGAGTAATACGATCTGAAAGAGATACGATACTTTCATCATCTACTACATTAGCTGACTGGCGATTATTTACAATACCTGCGCGATTCGATTGAACAGATGTAAACATAGAAATACATGGCCCAGTATCATTTACAATTTCACGCTGAATACATTTCTTATATTTGTCTACTAGTTCACCGACAAGTTGCCACTCAGTTTTATTATTACCAGAACTTTCGTAAGTAGTTTTAATATAGTCAAAATTAAAAATCAGAGGATTCCCTCGACCAACTTCAGAATAATAAAATCGTTTGAGCAAATTGATTTGAGCATCTACATTCATTCCACCAACATTATAATAAAAAAGTTTTTGCTTCCTTACGGTATTCCAAACAGAACGAACCTTTTCAACAATAGATTCTCCAGCTTTACGCCAGTTTCCGCTCTCAATCAAATAAAGAGGAACTCCGCTAAGTGCGGCACATTGGCGGCTGATAAGTTCTTCTTCGCTCATTTCTCCGTTATCAAAATGAAGAAGAGGAAGGTTGTAGCGAGCGCAAGCCTTTGTGGTAAAATCTAAACAAAATTGAGTCTTGCCAACACCAGAACGAGCCACAACAACAGTGATGTTTCCCGGTCTGAGAAGAGACCCATACATTCCTTGAAGCTTAGGATGCGGACCTTCATAACCAAATTGATCGATTGGATTATTACCTCTCTCTTCGATGAGGTCTTCCATCTTTTCATAAATATTTACTGGCTTATCTACACCAGTTTCATAGAGATTAATCTGACCATTATATATCTCATCGGCAGTTTGAATGATACCTGCATAGTCAGTAGAAGACGGCATTGATCGCATCTTCTTGCCAATGTCCGAGCAGCAAGAATAAATCTCTCTTCTCATAGTGAATTTCTTAAGTTCTTTTGCAGTTGAAAGAACTGTTTCTTTAGAAATCTTTCTAAGAGAGAGAGATTGAATATAATCCAACGGATCTATGTTATCTTCAAATGAAATACCAAGACTTGTGACTCGTTGAGTCAAAACTATATCATCTATAGTTTCTCCATTTTCTACTGCCTGTTTTAAAACCTTAAAAAGGGTGCGGTTGATTTTAGAACCTTCATTCCAAAAGTCTTTTTCTGAAATGAAGGCCGAAATTTCTAAATACTTTTCTGGATATTTAAGCAATCCAGCAAGCAATTGTGTTTCTAATTCGTAAGAATAAATCATCCTATGGGAGGATACACTTACTCGTTGCTCATGTCAACACTTTCTTCGCTGTTTTCTGCTTCGCTTAAATATTTTTCCAAAGCTTTCCTTAAACCCATTTCGACTATGGAACTGGCTACTTTGGTATATATAACAGGACAACCATCTTGATCAACGTAAGCCACGATAAAACCTCTGGACGAATCATCCGATCCAGTGAACTCAAAAAGTTTATTAAAATAATTCTCAGGTATTTTAAAATTTTTAAAATTTTCTGAGTTCTGTTCTCTTTTCATTTATTATTATAGTATTACACCTTGAGATTCAAACAAAGAAGTGCTTATTTCTTCGTTTTCAAAAATCGTTACAAGAATTATGCCATTTTTTTCACAAAAAAGTTCTTTTTTGCGATCTCTCTTTAGCTGATGCAGAAAATTAATTCTATCTGCATGAAAGAATTCAATATATTTTTGATGCTGCCTACCTTGGACCTCTATAGCGACTTTCTTATTAGCGTTATAAAAGTCCAAGGTTAGGCGAGTACCAACAATTGGAAACTCTTCAAATACTATATTGTTTGACCAATATTTATATATAAAGTCTTTTACCTTTTTCTGCAACTTGCTTCGACTTATGGCATCCCAGTCTATGAGATACTTTTTTAAGTTTTTGCAGCGTTTCTTTTTATTATTCAGAGTCAGAAATTCCATCGCTAAAATTTAGTAAATTTTCACTGATATAGTTAAACAAGAATTTCTTGAGAGCAGCATTTTCATTCATAAGGCTTTCAAACTTAGCGGTGCCTTGAATCTTATCTGGAAAATCTGTGAATCCAGCTTCTTTCAATATATTAAGAAAATCTTCATCAAAATTAATCCAAGCTCCCTTTTGCTCTGCAAAGCTCCACATTAAAAGAAAATCAAAGATTTCCTTTTCGATCCAATTTGAAGTTCCATTCTTTCTTCCGTAACGAATCGGATATCTAATAACTGAATTAGTCTTTTCGTTGGGAGACTTCTTAACAGTTACTCTTACGATATGGCCGATATATGGATTCTTATACTCGTCATAGTTAGCTTTTTCGTCTTGAAGGATAAGGTCGCCCTTGAATCTAGCATCAAATTCTACAATCCAGTTAGCAAAATGCAATAAAGCATTTCCACCTGTAGCCGTGGTTTGGCGAATTGGGGCTTTGCTGTATGGATCTAGCTTGATGTCAGCGCGAACCTGAGAGATGAAAATAGCAATGTGACCTCGCTTTTGTAGAGCGATAGACAAACGCTTCATTAGATCGGCGGCGATAACTGCACCGCCAGCAACCTTTTGCGACTCTTCAAAGGTCTTTTCCAAATCTCCCTTTCGGATCAATCCATCTACAGAATCAAGCAAAAAGAAATATTGCAGATTCTCGTCATTCTTAAGAACGAGTTCTCGGAAAGCGTCGAATACAGTTTCATGAATATTAGATTCAAAAACAAAACAAGTGCCTTCAACCCACTTATCAGCTTCAAAAACGAACTTTACTCCTGATCGTTCGATCATTTCCTTACTCAAACGACCTTCAGCTTTAATATAAAAACCCTTACGTTTTGCAGGTTGATCTAGAAAGTTCTTCATAAACTGAAGAGCGCAACTCGTCTTTCCGCCTTCGTTGATTCCAACAAATCGATGAAGACCAGTCGTAAGCCCTCCTCCAAGCTTGTAATCGAACAGCAGACTCCCACTAGAGACACGATAATCAATCGTATCTTCAAAATTATAATGAGAGTCTTTATTTGATTTCAAAAAACTACTCATTTGCTCTTGCGATGTTAAAATTTTGCTTTGTTGTACTTCTTCTTTGTTCTTTTTACTCATTTCAGAAAGTCTTTCAGGGTTTTGGGTTTTTTCTTTAGATTATAATCTTCACCAATCTTATCTCCAAGCTTTATTTCTTCTTTTGCAACTTCAGGTTGAAAATTAAATTCTTGAAATTTTTGTTTAAGATATTCCGCTTCTGCATACATATAAATAGCCAAAGATGGAACAGGCTTTAATTGAACCTTTTTCCAAAACTCTTTATCTGGATATTTAGTAAATAATTTTTTAAATAAAGCATTTTCTTTTTGCCAAAAAGTATTACTTTTTAATATTGGTGTTACGGTTCTTTCGATGACATCAGAAGGATAAAAATCCTTCACTCTTTTTCTAGGCTTTTTTATCTTTGGAATTTCTTCCATGCGTACACAATACAGGAACTTCGAACCATGTCAACACAAAAAAACCGCTGGTTGTCCAGCGGTTTTGTAAATTTTAGATTTTTTAAGCTGCGGGATTGAATGTTGCGCTTTGCATTTGAGGATTAGCTGGTCCACTTTTGGCGTTTTCAGCTTTTAGCTTATCGTCTATCTTCAAACCTTCGTCCATCAAATGAGGATTAATTTCTCCAGTTGAAGGCGCTGGTTCTTGAGGAAACACAGCAGTTTGAGCGGCTTCAGACTTTTCAGATTCTGGAGATTCACCAGCTTCTTTCTTGCCTTCGTCATTCAAATTACCCTTCTTTTGCATTCTCTTTAGAATAGCTTTTTGAATAGCTGGAGGAAGAGTCTTTTGTTTC